CTATACGATCGAGCGCCGTGTCGGCTGGCGCGCGGCGCAGTGATTAACTAGAACGACCGGGGCAGGCAGGCAGGGCAGGCAGGGCAGGCAGGCAGGGCAGGCAGGCAGGGCAGGCAGGCAGGGCAGGCAGGCAGGGCAGGCAAGGCAAAATAAAAGCGCCGCTGAGACATTCCCCAGCGGCGCTGAAGTCGGCGGCTAGCTCGCCGCTAACGCATGACTAACCGTGCCATAATTCGGCGGGAATCTCGTCGCACCATTGATCGTCGAAAGCACAATCGGCGGCGTCACGCGGCGAAAGCCCGTCGTCAAAGTAATCGCGCCACGTAGCATCCGGCAAGTCATGCAATCCCAATCCTAGCTTACCCGACACGACGACGTCGCATTGATGTAACCATTTATTGAACGTCTGATCGCACATAATTTGACTCCTCTATAACAAGGCACAATTGCCACTGGTGAAAGTACGGGACAATTCCGATATAGGCAAGGGAATAAAAAACGCCGCCAAGGAATACCCGGCGGCGCTGGAGTCGATAACAAGCGCAAGCTAGGCGGCGAGCGCCAGACGATTATACTGCGCGACCTTGCGGTAAACGATTGTCGAGCGTTCCCGCAAATCATTGTGATTCGTGTTCGCACCCGTGGGCTTCAATGCGGCGGTCGCCGAGTTGAACAACCACCAAAGCGAGCGACCGTTTGCCATATGCTCGTCGACGCTGGACTCGTCCCAGTCGCCAATTGCACGTCCCAATTGCGACGCACTGAATCCACCATTACGGAAGATATCCAACAGGATGGAGTCGCCAGCGTCGCGGGTAATCTCGCGCCGGTTAAACGCGTCAAAATCAACCGTCAATGTTTCGCTCGCATCGCGCAGGCCACTAACAGCATCGGCGACGAGTCCAGGGATACGCTCGCCAATGTTAGTCGTCTGTCTCGTAAACCAGTTTCCCAAGTCCCCATGAAAGCACAAATTTGAACAAACCATTACTTGCGAACCTATGGCGAGTCCACGAGATATCCGCTGATCATGCGCACCGCGAACGCCGACAACGCTGTTATGTTTCGGCTTATAGATCGCCGGTAATGTCTCGCCAGTGGGAGTCGCATGGTCGACTCCATTGCTAACATGTATCAAACCGAACAGACGATTCTCGTCTTGCGTTATGGCAAATTCCTCGCGCTCGATTTTGAATCCCGATTTTACAATCTCGTCGCAGACTGTATTGCTAAAATCCGCAAACGAATAAGGCGCGTGACGCGAGCCCATAGGCTCCGGCGTTTTGAGACAGCTCATGTCGTCGCGAGTCACGAGGACATCGCTCGTCGAGTTGTATAACAATTTTGACATTGTGGACTCCTGTTGCGGGAACGTCGCCGCACTATTGCAAGCGACTATGTGGGACAATACAGGATTGGCGCACGATTGCAAGCGTATAATTAAGCAATTAACTCGTTACGCTTTGCCCAAATCGCCGGCAATGTGAGCACGGAATATTGTGCGCGGCGGCAGTGATTTCGCGAATCGCGTGGCAGCTTGCGCATCAGTCTCATCCACTTGTTCGCGCCGCGACAAGTCGCGCCAGTGCTTCCCCACAAAGTGATTCGCCGCATAACACCCGCCGCGTTCGCCAGGGTTTCCCGCCTTGCGCTTCGTCGCGCCGTGCGCAGTGAACACGATTCCGAAATCCCTATCGGCGCGAGCACATAAAGGGAGTCCATTACCGCACCCGGCACACCCGATTTTTGTTGTCTCGTCGGGACACCGGACCATCTTAACACCGTCCGACTCCGTCACCTTATTGCTAGCTAGATTCTCCCAATAATCGGACGGCACAACGGCAACGGACGCGACGCCGCGCTTGATGTATTTCGCCGCCTGTTTCAAAGAATCGGCGCTGTAGTTAAAAACCGTTTTTCCGGGCGCGTTTTTCTCGGCCCAAAGCTCCGGCGCAAAATGCGTGAACAAAAACGCGACTCCCTTGCGCGGTACGGCGCGCCGCACTGCCGACTCATAGTCGCGGTCTATTTCGGTCGTTCCAGTTTGGTATGGCTTGAGCGAGCATGAATCGGGACATGTCGCGAATATCTCACCATCCCCGGCGCGGTAGGTTTGCGCAATTCCGGCGGTTTTCCTAGCGCGTGATATAGAAGTGCAATTAAGCATCGGTTGACTCCTTGTTATGGGATGTAACCCATACCGCATTGCATAACACGGAGTCAAACGCAAAACGCCGCCAGGATTAACCGGCGGCGCTTCGCGGACCAAGGCGCGAGCTATTAAATATATTGAGGTTTAGTGATTTTCATCCGTTTGACTCCTCGTCTTCCCGCCACGTGCCTTCCCGCCACGTGTCTAAATCGAAATCCAACAACCGGCCATCGTCACGCCATCCGGCTAGGTATGCCGCTAGCTCGTTGGTTTTTTCCGGGTGGGTTTTAGCCGCTAATTCAATGATTTCGCTATCTGTGAGGGTAAACGACGCACCCCCGTGCCTGACTGATCTTGCCTGCGTGTCCCAACCCAGCGCCACTCCTGCGGTAACACCGGTATCGACTGTGAACTTGTGCGCCATTGCACTCGACATTTCAGAAATTTTCCGTGCCAAATCGTCACAATCAAGCGCATTGTGTAAACGCTCGTAGACATACAGGACGTCCACACGACTGTTCCATTCATCGGCCATCAGACTGTTCCATTCATCGACCATCAAATTGACTCCTTGTCTTGTTGTAGGATTAAACCCATAACATAGCATAACGCAGCAAGTCAAACAAAAAAATGCCCCGCGATTGCGGGGCGAGTTAAACCGGGGAGTCAGCCGGTCAAAATGGAACAGGAACATCGAACGCGGGAATGATAAACACGGCGACAGCGATTCCCTTCGTCACATTTTGGATCACCAGTTTGCCGCCGCGTATAACCAGCGCCATTACGTCGCCAGCATCGGCGTGGTTCTTTAAGCCGTTAAACCAGATTCTCTTGTCGCCGCGAGTCCTCGCCCTGTACGCAGAAATCTTGGTTTCAGTCCCGTCGCTATATACGCCTTCAAGCGTTACCTTGTCGCCGGGATTTAGTTCAGCGTAATCGATCACGCCTTCGCGCTTCAACAAGTCTCTGATGGCGGCGTTGCAGTCTTGTATATTTTTGTTCAAGATCGTGCCCGTTACATGAAACAGAGCCACGTCACCAAGTGCATCGGCACTCGCCTGTTCGATTTTAGTGAGTTTTCGCATCTCTCTACCCTCCTGTATTTCGGCGTTCGAACCATTCTGCAAGGCGCTGGAAAAAGTCGGTCAGCCAATCTTCAAGCCAGCCCATCACGCGGCGTCCTCCAGCAACTCTCCACATGTTGGGCACCTCTCCTGTTTCAACGCATACTGAAACGACTCGTCTTCCATGACGTCATCAAGCACAGATGTTTTAAGGTTGACCTGAACGTTTGCACCATTAAGACAGGAACTCTCAATTTCACTCGATAGACAAACACGACCATGAATGCCGATATATACAGATATATCAGCGGCACGAATTTCAAAAATCAGCCGGAGCTGCTCCAGCGTAAAATCCTTAATTTCTACCGGTGTGAGTTCACGCGAACCTTTAAAGTCGTAGTCGTATGTCATGCCCTTGACTCCTGTGTTGTGGGACTTTACTTATACTTTCCTACAACGGACAGGTCAACTGGAAAAATTCGTCCCAGTCATACGGCTCCTTAAAAACTTGTAGAGCCTCCACGGCTGAAGCACCATCCATACGAAGGCTAACAGCATCGGAGCCGCAAAAAACACGAATGTCCAAGCTGCTATCGCGAATAACAATAAAACAAGGGCCGTGAGAATGCCTAGACAACCACGCACACTGATGGGGGGACAGATCGACTTTACGAGTAAAGTTTTTAGCGGCTTTAAGTTCGAGGCAGCTGAACTCACCACGCTCGCTAAGTAGCAAGACATCGGGCAACCCAGGCAGGCTCCACGACTCCAGCCTTGTTGTCTCAATTCGCCGCTCCGTCCTCGTCAATCCGTCGCTGATGATCTTCCACAACCCCGCCTCCCGATTCTTCAGGGCTTCTTTCGGCATCTGATTCGTGGATTTCGACGGCTTCGCCGTCGATAACCGTTTCAAAGCTGCTTCTAATGAGTTCGAGTTCACGTTCGACGTCCTCCCGCGACATGGCATCAATACTACCAGTTCGAATCTCTGACTTGCTCACATAAAGTCCCGCCGCCAATCCCCGATTTTTTTCGGCCATCACCGCCGCCGAAAACGCACCTCCTTCAAGAGCCAAATTTTTAATCTTGCCCATGTCTGCGATGTGTCGCTTGTATGTGACGCCATATTGCTCGTCCAGCTCATCGCGATACCGTTGAATTTCAGAGACTACATGGGGACAGATATTATTGTTGGTGAGTTCGTAAGCACGAGTATGCGCACTAGCCGGAGGATAACCTGCACGTATCGCCGCCTCACGCATCGTGATCAAACCGTCATTCGCAACCAATTCCTTTACGAACTTTTCCTGTCGCCTCGTCAACTTACGATTTGGACCACGCGTGGCGACCTTTTTGCCTGTCCCACCAGTGTCTGGTCCCGGCCTGTTGCTATTGGGCATTTTACCCTCCAAAAAGGTCTTTTATCGTTTAGTTTCAACGCTGTCCCGGCACTGTCCCACCACTTGACTTTAAGAACACCCTCTAAGTGAGGCGTATGGGATCATTTACCCGACAGTAGCAGTGAACCGGAGGTCGGATCAACTATAAGTCACGGGGAAACCGTCCCATAAGCGATATGTTGCGCATCCTGACGTGGGACACTTTGAGAGGGCAAAAATCTATATATATAAGGCACTTATACATACTGTCCCACCTGTCCCACCAATCCCGTCTCTGGATTCTGACTTTTATTTTTTTTGGATTCATAGAATTCATACTATAGGTGGGACGGTGGGACACCTGCTATGGAGAACCGTGGGCCGTGGTTTCAGTTACTTTTTATTTGTCTCTTCGTTTTCCCATATCGTCACCTGTTCCTGGATGTCTTCGAGTTGCGCTGACATCCATCCGTCATTATCGAGATGGGTTTCATTGAACTCGCCTTTTTTAATAGGCTTGATGCTTCGGTCGGTGACTGTAAACATCCCGATTGGTGTCGGGGGTTTGTCCGAAGAAAAGGTGTAACCGCCGAAGTCGCTTGCGTTGAGCGATTCGTCGTCGCCGTACATGACGAAGACGGGTGTCTTCGGGAAGCGGCGTTGACGCTCGGCTTGCCGCACGTCTCTCATCGCGGTGATTGGATCGGTGGCCTTGGCCCAGTGTCCGAAGCCGCCGCCCGACATCGCCAGAAACGTGCAGCCGTTTGGCAGTACGTGTTTGTGGTTTTCCATGAGTTGACTCCTGTTGCAGTCGGCCCACGGTTCACCGTAGCAGATGCTTGGTCCACAATGTCAAAGAGCCTTGGGCCTTGCGCCGGGGGTCAGAGCGGTGGCCCGCTGCCACTTCGCCCCGGTCGAGCGCCTCTTTTCACTATTAAGATTTTAAAGGATTTTTCCCATAAAGTCAAACAAAAACGACCAGTCACGGTCGTTTTTCCGGTCGAGAGTCGCTTTTTTGTGGATAACTCTGTGGATAACTTTAGAACGAATCAGGAACGACGCTTCACGGCCCCCCTCCCGTGAAGTTATTCTCCGGCGTCGTCCACGGCCTTTTCGTCGGGGCCATAAAGCTCGTGAGAACTGGTACTCTGGACGTCGCACGTGGCGCAATAAAACACAGGCTCCCAGTTTATCTCGTAGACGAACTCATCAACGCCCCCGCACCGTGAGCAGATTCTGTCGC